ACCCAGCAGCCACGCCCCTCCGTAGTCGTTGTGGTAGCCCCAGGTCCCCAGGACCGTGATGACCTTCTCGTATGACCCATCCGATGATGCGACCCAGTAGATGTCGGTCACGTCCGTCAGCCGGAGGGCAAAGTAGGGCGTCAGGTTCCTGTCGACCTTCAGGTACTCGGTGGAAAGTATGGTTGTCCCGTCCCCGTTCGCCAGGGTAGTCACGTCCAGCAGGTCGGCGTCCAGCCACAGCGTTCGGTCAGTTGGAACGTCGAAATAGCGCGTCTCGATGCGCGGGTAGAACGACCGGCAGGCGTAGGCGTCCATCATCCTTGATGCGCTGCCGATCAGCCGTTCGATCACGGCGTCATCGGTCGCGTCCGTGGACGTGATCCGCTTCAGGCCCTTGACGTTCGCCAGCGTGGTATAGAAGTTCGAGACGGCCATATCTCACCTAGATCCGTGCGCCGATGGCGTACACCTGGACCGCGAACGTAAACGACTGCGCGCCGCCCCCGGCGATGGTGTACCGCACCCGGAAGCTCGGCCCGAAGACGGCCGGGCGGACGGTGTTTACTGCGGCATCCGAGGTCACGTCAATGCAGGCCGTCCCCGGATTGGAGGCGTCCAGCACGGCGTAGTAGTCCTTGGCCCCGCCGTTGCCGAGCATCTGCGGGAAGTGGATCGCGTTCCCCCAGGCCCCATCGGGCAGCTCGGCGTCGATGTAGACATCCAGCGTGTCACCGACGAGGTTGGCGGCCGCGGTCAGGTTGCACTGGAAGATGTACCGCGCCCGCTCGCCATAGACGTAGTAGCGGTTGGTGCCTATGGTGTTCGTTCCGATGGTGACATGCGCCGATGACGGCTCCAGGACAAACTGCTCGCCCTGGACAAGCTCGATCCCTCTAGGCCCTTTGTAGCCCATTGTTCATCCTTTCAGGTTCGGGGGACCGGGACCGCCCCGGTCCCCCAGCCTCGCCCCACAGACGAGGCACTTACACCAGCGGGGCGACAGTCGCGCCCGCGCTGACCGGAACGTAGAAGCATGTCCACTGGTCAACGCCGACATTCGTCGCGGAGGTGTTGATGCCCAGGTTCAGCCCCGAAGGCCACAGGATCGACACCGCACACGCGCCGCCGGCCGAGACGGTCAGAGCCAGAGGCACACTCGCGGCCGCCGTGCTCATGGCGGTGGCAAACGTCCCGTTGACCCACATGTGCGCGCCGACAGCAAGGCTCGCCACGGCGACAACCGCGCAGATGTCAGTACCGCCGGATGCGTTGATGTACGCCTTCAGGTTGGTGGCCGTCGCATCGTGCGCGCCAGTCACCGTCCCGATGAGGCCCGTCAGGATCACGTCACCGCTCGATACAAACAGGTTCTTGGAACCCGTCGCCGGCAGCGCCGTCGGGGTTGTGTAAACCGGGATTCCGAAGACGACACTGGCGACCGCCTGCGCCGATGCGGGTGAGTAGATAGGATTCGGCATGGTTGATTCTCCCTGGGCGGGGCCAGGTACAGCCCCGCCCTGCTAGGACGTTCCTCAGTCTGCAACCAGCGACGGCGGCACAGCCTGCGCGTAGCGGTTCTCGACGATCACATGGACCGAGGTGATGTTCGCCGCGTTCGATGCGCCGGTGGAAACACCCAGGCAGTCGAACGAATTGGCGAGGTCGAGCGTCGCCGGGTCCACGAGGAAGACGATGGTCTTCAGCTTCACCCCGGCATCGGTGGTGTAGTTCACGGCGTCGGTCGCCCGCACCCAGGTACCGCTTGCGGCGGTGTCAAGGTTGACGTAGATCGGGCAGGCCTTGGTCAGAACCTTCGACCCGGTGCCGGCCACGGAAGTCGCCTGGAGCGGCGTCAACAGGATCGTTGCGGCGTTGCCTTGCGTGATCGAGCAGTAGATCCAAGCACGCTTGGCATTCTTCAGGCTCGCATACTGAGCCGACGTGCGGCCAGCCGCGTCAGCCGCGGGAGCGAGCAGGTGGAAGATGTTGTACGTCTCGGGGATCATCTTGAACTCCTTGTCAGTCGCTCGCCCGTTAGGCCCGGGCGGCGAGGGTCACGAACGGCGACAGGGTATTGCTGCCCTTGGCCGGCGTCAGCGGCGCATTCCACACCGGCTGACCATCGACGCGGTAGACAAAGCGGAAGGCCGTCTCGTCCGTGATGAACTGGACGTGGATCGAGCTTGCCGCCTGGATGTCGCCCTTGTCGATCAGCAGGTACTGGCCCAGATCGGCCAGCAGAACGTCACCCGCATCCCCGAGCGTCGAGCAGTTCTCGAACGGGATCACGGGACGACCCTTCAGCCGACCGTATGGAGCATCGGCCAGCCCGCCCGGAGGCATGTAGGCGGGGATACCGCCCAGGCCAACCGTCAGGCCCATCGCGTCCAACTGCGGTTCAACGTCCTGGTTGATGAACCAGGCCGCGTTCGCACGCGACGGCGCCCACATGCGCGCCCACATCTTGGTGATGTTCTCGGCAACAACCGTGTCCGCCGCCTGTCCGGCTTCCTTCGCGACCGTGACCAGCGCCGGGCTGCTCATCACGCCCAGAGGCTGACCCGCGCCCGTGCCTTCGTAGATCGCCTTGTCCACCATGAACCGAATCTCATCGGTCAGGGCTTCGCGCACGATTGCCTCGAGCAAGGCCGCGTCCGCCAGGACCTCATCGGTCGCATAGCACAGCGCGATCAGCTTCTCCAGCTTCAGGTCCATCTGGCGGAACTTCGGCTTGCTGGAGACCTTCGTGCCGGCCTCGTTCAGCCAGTACGCCTGAACCCCGCCCCAGCGCGAGCCGAGCACGCGGCTCGTCTCGTCGATGGCGTTGATGCGCGCGCCGTTGGAAGACGCCGAGATCGGCAGCTTGCGGCAGCGCGACGCCATGACCGCCGAGTCATAGGCGCGCTTGAAGATCTCGCTGGAGTAGTCCTGCTGAACCAGGAACCCACCCTCGGAAGGGATCGCCTCGTTGGCGCCCAGCGCCTTGACTTCGTACAGGCGCTCGTCAACGTCGTGATTGCCCTTCCGTCCGGCGGCCACAACCGACATCAGCTGCTCGCCCAGGCTCTTGAATGGGCCGGGCTTGGCCTCCGGCTTGTCCTCGGGAACATCGAAACCGGCATCCGGCCCCGGCTTGGTCAGCTTGGCGACAAGCGCCTCAAGCGTCTCGCCGGTGGCCTTCAGAGCGCCCTCGATGCTGCCGAAGCGCTTCTCAATTAGTTCCATGTCTCTTGCTTCCATCGCTTCACTCTCCGTGTTCTTGATGATTGGAACGGATACAGACTTCTGAGCATCTGCCTGGTCAACCGTCGCGTCTGCCTTTGCCGGTTCCCCGACCTCTCGCAGCGCCTTTAGGTTTTCCTGTACGGCAGGCAACTCCATGTACGATCTGAGCGGGATAGCCTCCGCCCGTGGCTCCATCGGGGTCAGCGTCAGGCTGGCATCCAACCCCAGCGGCCAGCGCGTGATCTGATGCCCCTTCCCAACACGCTTCCGCTCAACCAGGTGGGCGGCTGTGCCTGACGACCAGCCCAGCTTCCCGCCCTCCGCCATCGAGTATAGGAACTGCTCGTAGGCGTCGCGCATCTCAAGCTGCGCCTCGACCCACACCCCGAACTCGTCCTTCTTCAGCGTGGCGTCATCGTCGAAGATGCGCCGCTTCAAGGTCTCATCCAGCCCATGTTCAAACAGCACCGGCGTCGTGTCGTGCTTGCCGAAGTTCGTCTCGGGCGTGAAGAAGTCGCCGGCCAGGTCTGGATCATCCATGCTGGAGAACTTGACCAGGTAGCCGCCGATCTTCCCGTCACCCATCGCCTTCAGCTCGCCGCCGAACCCGACCAGCGTGGTCGCCTCGTGCAGCGTCACGCTCTTCTCGTTGGCGTACAGCGCGGCAAGCTGCGCCTTGGCCTTCTCTGGAGTCGGATGGCAGCCCAGCGATTCACCTACCGGCTTGTCGTCCTTGTCGTGCTTGAAGACGCAGTACCGATTGTCCCCTGCGTCCACCCCTTCATCGACGATCATGTACGGCATCCTACCACCTCACAATCCCAGGTCCGCGATGAGCTTGGCGATCCAGGCGTTATACACGGCGACGATCTTGCCCAACTTCTCGTGCGCCACATCGACCAGCTTCCGCCATCCGTAGTCCTTCGCCCATCCAACCTGTTTTGATCCACCCAGATAGCGGGCGTAGCTCGCGTCGTTCTTGACCTCCACCCCGTACCCGGCCTTCTTCACCGTCCAGCGTTTCCCGTAGTTCTCCGAGGTCCCGGTGTTCCCGCTGGCCGTCTGCGTTCCCAATCCCCTGACGTAGTAGGGGATGGGAGGCTTGTTGGCGTCCGTCGCGGGAGGGTACTTCTTCAGCCCCTCAGTCTTCAGGACCACGCTCGCCGCCTCCCTCCCGGCCGAATACATGTACTTCTCGATCTGGCGCGGGAACTTCGCCAGCCCCCTCTGCACCCTGTCCAGTCCGACAACCTGCACCCGTAGCTCTGTCATGCAAGCATGTCCGTTGTGACATCGATCCAGCAGCGACAGTTGATGTGCGCCGGCGGCTCCTGGTAGCGTTCCCCGTCCCCCCCAAGGAACTCACCGTCTAGATCAACCTCCTGACCTTCCATCGGGCCGCAGATTTCGCACACCCGGTCGTCGTTGTTCGTGAACCACGTCTTGCGAACCGCCATGCCGGGGAACTCGTCCCGCAGCTCGGCGCCTGCCTGGATCTGGCCCTCGGCATAGGCGTTGGTGATCTCGGTCACGGCAATCGAGGTCGCCCGGGATTCCTCGAACGGCAGCAGGTTCACGACATCGGCAATCGTCATACCGGGGGTGTCGATGAATGTCGCAATGGCATCCCGCACGGCCTTCCCCGTCGTCTCGTCGATCAGCCGGAACATCTCTCCTGCGTGTAGGGCCGCCCAGGTTGACGCCTTCCGCTTGGCATTGGCGAACTCGGAGCGTTCACCAATGGCCTCGGCCACGATCCACACCCCGGCCCTTGCCGCATCGGTCAGGGCAATCGTCAGGTCCGCAACGTCATCGGGATCGGGCTCGCCCCACGGGTCGCCCAGTGCCTTCCTATCCGGGTTCTGCATGGCAAGGTACTCGCGGATGCTGGCCCGCTGCTTCCGCCAGTGGCGCAGAATGATCTCGATGACTCGATCCTCTGCCCGTTCCTTGTCCCTTCGCTTCGGCTCTCTGGGATCGCGCCGCTTCAGCTCGACGGGAATGGGAAGGCCCTCCATCTCCAGAAGCAGAATGGCCTCGCCAATCGTTTCCCGCACCAGAAGCCGCGCCTGTTCCAGGTTCACAGCAGCACCATCAACTCCTCATCATCGAGCAGCGGCCTGGTTGGCAGTTCCCACCGCGCCGGGTAGCTGCTCCAGCCGCCGACATCGGTTGGAACATAGGCCGTCCCGTACTCCGGCCAGTAGTCGGCCATCCAGTAGCGGTCGCTCCAATAGGTGTCGGGCCAGTAGCCCGGAAGCATCAACATCAGGCGCCATCCAGCGTGATCGCCGTCCGGTTGCCGTCGGTGTCGACCGTGGCGGTGATGCGATCCTTGGAATCCGCGAGATCGCGGAAAGTGATGGTAGCCGTGCCGCCGCCGTCTGACTTGCCGGCCAGCGCAGACAAGAACAGCCGCAGCGCCTGGCGGAAAGTCAGCGTCCCCTCAATCACATCATCCAGCACTGCATCAACCGCCGCCGATGTCAGATCGGCGTCAACTGAACCAGCCGCGCTAACCGCCAGAGACCGCCCAGATGTCGCCGGATACGCAAGGTCATCCTGTGACCTGGCAACGCACTCGAACTCGAAGATCCCGTCTCTCCCCGTCACGGCGTTGACCGTCGCCACGGCGTAGCCGGAGTACCGCTTCCCGGCCTCGAACCCATTTGCCGCTGTTGCCGCCACCGTGACGCGGTACAACCCAGTCGCCACATTGGTGACAGTCGGTGCGTAGACAAGCGCTGCACCGTCTTCCTCAATCGTGATGGTCGGCGTGCTGTCGGCGTCCGTTGCCGCGCCGGTGTCGGCCCGCGTCGTTCCGAAGTGGAAATAGACCGAATCATCGAGCTTCACCGTCATTGCCCGATCCTCCGAACGACCGGAGACCCGATGACCCGCGCTGCGCCACCCCCTCCGCCGGCGGCCGGCGTGTAGACGTAGCCGCAGAACTCGATGTCGAGGTACGCCTGCTCGCTCGTCTCGATCGGGCCGTTGCCCCCACCGACCACAGCAAGGCCCTGCCCGGGCCGCAGGATAATGGGGAAATTCAGCCCGCCGCCGACACCGCGCCTGTCTCCAGGCCAGACTTCCGGCTCTCCCCGCGATAGAACCTCCTGCATCATCGCCGGAGAACCCGTCGTCCGCACATACGGCCCAGCCCCGAGCCACATCCGCATCGCGTCCGGCTTCTGCTTGATGGCCGTTGTCGCATCCGCCACCTGATAGTCCCAATAGTCGGTAATTGCCCCTTCGCCCGACGCGAACGGCTTGACCCGCATTGGCCCACGGTAGCACTCGACTTCCGTGATGGTCGCCGCCGTGTCATGCGTCACCAGCGACACCGCCTCGCCGGGCCACACATCGAACTCCGTCCCCGTCTTGACCAGCCGGTAGCGTGGGATGTTCTCCTCGCCAAGGTCGGGGAAGGTGACAATGTAGACTTGCAGTACGACGCCCGACCCGCTCTCGTTCATCAGGGAGATCAGCCCCTCATCCAAGCAGCAGGGCGTCCCAAGGTCCTGGTCATTCCAGCGATAGACGTTGCCGGTGGAGGCCACCCGCACCACCAGACCGACGCGCATCGCCTGCGGGATGCCCCATGCACGCTTGACGACGGCGACGCCCTCGCCCTCTCGCAGCACAATCGGCTCTGTGGCGGCAATCCCGTCGGCGTGCCAGATGTCCTGACTTTCAGACGTGCGCCCCGAATGGTCGTTCATGTCGATGACGCCAGGGGCACGAAAGACGCGCAACGGAAGCGCCTTGGTGACAGTGAGGGTTGAGACACAATCCCCGAAGCGCCGCAGCGCGCCGCCGCTGATGGTGATACTCGTCGGCATGTTGCGTACCTTCACCGCAGACGGAAGCGCGGCTGCGTTGGTGTCATACTTCAGCGCCGCAATCTCCGTCCCGCCGCTGGCCGCCGTGATGCGCTCCAGCGCCAGGATGCCCTGACTGCCCAGGATGTTCGTCGTGTCATCGTTGATAGCCTTCGGAACAATCCTGACCTCGCAGATGGCGACATACTTGGCGCAGTCGGTGGCTACGTTGAACACAGCCGCCATCGCATCGGCAGCGATGTCAGCGTCGCAGTGGTCCATCCGCACGGTGAAGGTGCTGACTGTCATCCGTTAGGTTCCGGCATCCGTGAAGGTGATCTCAAACTCCTGCGTGCTCACCGCACCAGCGCCAGCGTTGTATATGTCCGTCCCATAGGTGTTGCGGCAGACGATGGGTTCGAGGTTGCTGTCGCCCCCTGTCGGGAAGAAGACAATCCCGACAGGGATCAAGACCTGCCAGTTTGCCTGCGTCGTGCCCGTCGTCGTCGCCTCCTCCAGCAGCCACATGAACCGCCGGAAGATGTCCGATCCGGTTGCCGTGCCACCCTGTACGCAGGTGACGGACGACAAAGCCGACGACGATGTATCATGCTTGACCGGCGTTACTGCCGTACCTGCGGACAACGCCGTGAGCCGCCGTATCTGCATCGTGGTCAGCGCCGCAGTGACGCCCGTCGTCTGCGTGTTGAAGACGCAGTAGCGATACGCCCTCAGCACGTTCGACCCGCCGTTCAGCAGACCAAGCATGCTCTTCGTGGCAGCGAAAGCCACGCTCTGCTGTGCCACCCATGTTGCTGCCATCAGTCAATCTCCTCTGCGACCGCCTCGGCGGTCACTGTGCAATCGGCCGTCCTGACCCACTGAGCAGCACCGCCACCCAGGTCGATCTTGACCCACTTGAAACTGAACACCCGGCAGACCTTCGCGCCCTTCTTGGATTCGCAGTCAACATCAACGGCGTCCCCCGCCTTCATTGCGGCCTGCCAGGGAATGAATAGATCGGGCTGCTCTCATCCTTCTTGTATGCGTCAAACAGCACCTTTTCGTCGACGATCATATTCTGACGCAGACGGCCCTCCTCCAACAGCGCGACCGCACGCGTCAGCGCATCCTTCTCGTCCCCCATCGCCATCCCCTTCAGCCGATCCCGGATCACGCGAGCCGCAAAGTCCGCCATCGACCTCAGGCGTGTGCTGCTCACGCCAAACTCGACGTTGACAAGCCATCCAACCATCTCGCCGGCAACCAGGCGCTCAGTCCCATCTTTGTTGCCGTGCCAGTACAGGGGCCAATCGTGTGCCCTCAGCATCAGCCCAGCTTCTTCGAGCGCTTGATCTTCTTGATGCGACCCGAGGCATCGCGCTCCACCACCTCGGTCGTCGTCTCCTCGGGCGGCAGCTTCAGCTCGTGCTGCAAGGTCACCGGGATCACCGGAACGTCAATCCTGACATCGGGCGGTGCGGCCTGCGGGACGTTGACGACAACATCCGGGGCCGGGACCTGTACAACCACCTCC